GCCCAAGTTCCTATACTTGTATTTTGCCCAGCGCCTGTTTCAGAATAATAACTGTTAAGATATTCAGTAGTATTTTTAATTAAGACAGCACTACCAGTTGACACAGCGTTTAATAACCCTGTGATTGGTCTTACTACCTTCAGATTGTTTCCGTAACCTAAAAAGTTAGCAGCACAAAAGAATTCCTCAAAGTTAGATGAATTTGGTTTACCAAATATTTCAACTAACTCATTTTCAGATGAAATAGTTGTAATCTCATCTATTGGTCCTTTTTCTGCTGTTATTACTATACCACCACTGCTTGTAGAGACAGCAGGAATGACATTAGTAAGATCCTTTTCAGTAACGAGAACACCTGGTGATACTTGAAAAGCCATATTTTAGTTCTCCTTAATATTAAGTTTATTAGTTATAACCCTTTTCATATATTTATGATATATCAAAACTTCACTATTCGCCCTTTCGGTATGATACTGGTTGCCACAATTCACCTGAATCGTCAAAAAATGAATTATTACGACCTTCTGGATCGTCTAATCCATTATCAACAAATCCAAACGGCGCCATATCTGCCTCAATAGCATTTTGTTGTTCAGTAAACATTTGTCCACGAACATCTACATTTGTTAATTCTTTAAAATATCTTTGATTTGCTAACCACGAAAATATAACAAGACACATTACAAGGTCATCAGTTGCACCTGCTTCAGCCTCAAAAGATTTTCCTTTAGATATAAAAGTTGATAGTTCGGAGATAATATCAAAGTCATTAATAATCAATTTGTCTCCTTCGATTAAACTTTTGAGATTAGAAGTTCCGATTTTTTTAGTGCCTTTAGTCATTCTCAAACCCAATTGATTACCTCTACCACTAAAACCGCCTCCTAAAACTTGTCCTGAACGGCCTCGTTGCGTTACCATCATCATATTGTCATACTCTAACTCAAACTGTAAATTGTCTGCTACTTGTTGTCCTAAGTCGTTTATCTCTATTAATATAAATGCATTGTTATATACTTTAGCAATCTTCTCTATAATACTTGGAAAGATAAGAGGTTTAATTTCATTATCTCTATATTTTGCAACTACCTTATACGGCACACTAGTACAGTCTATAATACAAAATGCCGAATAGTCATTTGTTAGTCCTCTTGAAACATCAACTGTCATTGTGTATATGTTATTTTTCTTTGGCATTTCATAAACATCAAGACCACCATTTCTTTTAGGTTCTACAACTGGCATAGTTTTTATTTTACTTGCATTAATAAGTGTATCAACACTACCTAAAAACTCACATTCAAATTCTGTTGCAAACTGTGATTCACTTGTATTCTTTATTGTTTCTTCTTTCCATTTTTCATCACGACCGGGTACTTCACTCCAATGTACTTCGACAGGAACAAAATTATTATTCTTATTTGTTGCGTCTATCCACATCTTGTAAAACATATTCATTCCG